GACTTCAGATGAAACAAAAAAGAAACTGAGTGATGCACATAAAGGAAAAACAACTTGGAATAAAGGTATTCCACAATCATCTGAAGCTAAAAAGAAAAATTCTGAAGCTCATAAAGGAAAGCAAAGTCCAAACAAAGGTAAAACTTCTCCGATGAAAGGAAAACATCATTCAGAAGAAACAAAGCAAAAAATGAGAGAAACATGGAAGAGAAAAAGGGGAGAAATTTGATCTCCCTTTTCTCTTATAAATAGAATAGAAAATAATTTCTATTCCAATGAGTGTATTCTCTAACATTTTTAGATCTAATAAGAAACAAAAACGAGAAGTAACAGAAAGCAAAGTTGATGAAAAATTTTCTGTAAGAGTTATTGGAAGTAAAGCATTTACTCAACCTGTAACATCACCTACAGAAGCAATGAAATCTTCTGTTGTATATAGAAGTATTTCTATATTATCTGATGCTGTTGCAAGTATTCCGTTAAGCATTTATCATAAAAATAAAGATGGTCATTTCTTAGAAGATACTTCTCATCCATTATATAGGATTTTAAGTATTAAACCCAACTTCAAGCAGACTTCATATGAATTACTTGAGAGTATTGTTATTCATCTTGTTATATATGGTAATGCATACATATATGTAAAGAGAAATCAAGATTATGATATAGAAGCATTGATACTTTTATATCCTAATACTGTTACATATGATGAATTAAAAAACACATATACTGTATCTGACAATTATAATAATGTTATGGGTAATATAAACCCAATTAACATTATTCATATCCGTCATAAGTCTTTAGGACAATACTTAGTAGGACAATCTGTATTAACATATGCTGGTCGTACAATTGCTCTTGCAAATGCAACTGATAAAGAAGCATTATCTACTCTTGCTACAGGTGGTAAATTAAAAGGTATCATTTCATCAGAATCATCTTTAACTGGTTTCTCTGCTGCTACTGATTCTCAGGTAGATATTGTTCGTGATAATCTTCAAGCTCAAATAGATTCTGGCCAAGATATTCTTACTCTTCAATCTGGTACTGAATGGCATCCAATTTCTCAGACAATGAGAGATTTACAACTTGTAGATCTCCACAATACTACATTGTCTGACCTTGCTAGATATTTTGGTATCTCTCCAGTAAAGCTTGGTATTGTAACAGGAGGTAACTATCAAGCAAGCTTGCAGGATTCTTTAAACTTTTATTTGGATACTCTAAATCCACTCCTTACTAAAATAGAAAAGGCATTCAATAAAGCACTGTTATCTGATACAGTATTGCTTAAATATAAAATCGTTTTTGACAGAACCACTCTTCCTTATTTCAAAGAGATTTTGGTCAATTATCAAAAGATGTTTGAACTCGGATTGGTTTCAGTTAATGAAATCCGCAAGAAGTTCAATATGCCATCAGTAGAGGGCGGAGATTTAACCTTTATCTCTACTAATATCCAACCTGTTTCTAGTCCTATTGTTGATGCTGCTGATAAGGAAACTAATCAGCCGGCAGAAGCTGTCTCTAATGAACCTAAAACATCAGAGGAAGGAACTAAAAAGGCAACTAGAAAAAGGAGCAAAGAATAAATAGAATTGAAAAGATAATACTCATTTATATGAATGAAGAAATAAGAACTAGAGAAATAAGTTTTGACCTTGCTAATGAGGGTCATATTTCTGGTCGTGCTATTTGTTTCAATGAGATCTCAAAAGTACTCTATGATCCTGAAACAAGAAGATCATTCCGTGAAGTAATTCTTCCTGAGGCTATCACCCAAGAATTGATTGACAATTCAGATATAAGAATGCTATACAACCATGACAAAAACCAGATGCTTGCTCGCAACAATAAAGGCAAAGGTTCTTTGAAGGTTGAGCTTAGAGAAGATGGTGTTTATTTCGACTTTTCTACTCCTAATACTACTCTCGGAAGAGATACTGAAGAGATGATTAAGAGAGAAGATCTTGCAGGATGTTCATTCTGCTTTACTGATACAGGAGCAACATGGGATTTCTCAGAACGTGAAATGCCTCTTAGAGTTGTTCATAACATAACAAGACTCATTGACTTAAGTATTGTTACAACTCCTGCTTATGACCAAACTTCAGTTACTGCTAGAAGTATTGAGGAAGCTGAAGAAGCACTCAAACCTGTTGAGGTAGAAGAAGATAAAGAATCATCTGATGAAAAAAGAGAAGCTGCAATAAATAGTATTGAAGATACCACACAAACAACTTCTTATATAGATGATTTACAATCATATAAAGAATACATTGATACTCTATGAATAAAGAAGAAATTTTAAATAATCTAGCCGATTATAAAGAACAAATTCGTGCTATCGTAGATGCTGCTGAAACTGAAAAACGAGCTTTAACTGATGAAGAAAAAACTCAATTTGATGAGACAAAAGCAAAGATAGAGGAATGCAAAAGACAATTAAATGAAGCTGAGGTAAATGCCTCAAAAGAAACAAAAAATAATACACAAAAAATGGAAAAAAATTATTTGAGAAATTTGGCAAAGACCGTTAGCGATATCGTTAACAATCGTTCTCTTGAGGACTATACCAATGTTTCTGGAAATACTATCAATCTCCGTGCTGATGCTTACTCTGTAACTGGAGATGTTGATGACATTCAGGCCCTTGAATATACCAGAATTCTTGAACCTCTTCAGAATGCTGTAATATTTGACAAGCTCGGACTTACCTTCATCAACACAGGTAGCTTAGTAAAACTCCCTTCAGTAACTGCTGTAGAATGCTCAGTTAATGGTGAGAATACCAAACTTGAAACCCAGAAGGTAGAATTCAGCAACAAGGCTATCACTCCTGTTCGTTTAGGTTGCGCTGTTGGTTTGTCTAATACTGCTATCAAGACTGTAGACAACAACATTAACTTACTTGCTTATTCACTCAAAGCAATGCGTGAAGCAGAAGGAAGACTCATCAACAAGATTCTCTTCTCACCTGTTGCAGTAACTGGTGAAGATGCTTCAATCAAAGGACTTTATGTTGACTTACTTGCTGGTGATGCTTCAGTAGCAGGAAAAGCAACTTGGGCAAATATCATCGCTCTTGAGACTGCTGTTAAGAACAAGAATGCTGTTATTACTTCAAATGCTGCATTCGTAATGAGCCCTGAGACTGCTGACAAGCTCCGTTCAATGCCTGTATCACTCAAGACTCCTACTTACGGTTCAAGATTCGTAATGGAAGACGGTAAGATTGACGGTATCCCTGTATATGAAACTAATGAAGTAAACCACTATGATGCAAGCAACAATGTTGATTACTCATATATCGGTTTCTGTAGTGATTGGTCAACAGTTATCGTACAGGAAGTTGGTGCACCAGATTTAGTTGTAGATCCTTATACAAGAGCAAGATACAATGAGACTGAATTAGTGTTAAACGATAATTTGGGATACGAGATTGAAAGAGATGCAGTATTTAGCTGCATGAAGATCACTTCAAGCTCTTGGACAGCTTAAGGAATTGTAAATCAATACCTTTTTGCTCATTATATATAATTCCTGTGGGTGGTAAAATATTTTACCACCCTTTTTCTTTTCTCTAATAATTCAAAAATACTCAAGATATAATATATAAAACAAAACTTAGGGTATATGAATACAGGAATTATTTACAAATGGACGAACAAAATTACTGGTGAAGCTTATATTGGCCAGACTATGTATGAATCAGAAAGAATAATACAGCATATGAAGGCCAATAAAAACACAAAATTTCATAATGCTATTAGAGAATACGGAATTGAAAATTTTTCATATGAAGTATTAGAAAGAGATATTGAAGAAAACAATCTTAATAACAGAGAAAGATATTGGGTAAAATACTATGATACTCAAAAAACAGGATACAATACTACTCATGGTGGGGATTGTGGTACTCGTCATAGAATAATTACTGAAGAAACTCGTAAGAAATTGTCTGACTCTCGTAAAGCATTAAAAGGTAAAATACATCATTCAGAAGAAACAAAGAAGAAAATTAGTGAATCAAATAAAGGTAAGCATAAAGAAGGCCATGTACATTCTGAAGAAGAAAAGAAAAAGCAATCAGAGTCATTAAAGAAATATAGAGCAGAGCATCCAGATTCAGTTCGTGGAGAGAATAATCCATTTTACGGAAAACATCATTCAGAAGAAACTCGCAAAAAGCTCAAAGAAGCTTGGGCAAGAAGAAAACAAAAACTTCAGAATATAAAGGATAATTAAAATCAATACCTTTTATTTGAGCAATCTGTCTAGTATTTCATTATAGGTTTTAGAGCCAAGGAATTGTTCAGCATCTTCAAATTCAGTAAGGAGCATGTTATAGTAATCATCCAGATGATCGTAAACATATTTCCATTGTTCCTGTTCATTATCACATTAATCAAAATAGAAATCAAATATCTGTTTGTCTGAAACACGATGAATGCTTACTCCTGAGAATGAATCATTCTTTATTTGTTCTTCAAATTCATTGTATAAAGTTACATAGATATCTGCTGTTACAAGAATATAACCACCTTCATAGAGTTCAACATTTTTTATGCTGTTAATTCTGAAATGATATTTGTCCATAATTAGAAAGATTTATTGTTTGTATATAAAATATATTCTCACTTTTCGAGTTGTATTAAAAATGATAAATAGGATATAAAATATCCTCTTTAATCATGTTTGTTTCTGTAGAAGAAGTTCGTAGATTTTGCAACATTCCATTTACTGATGATGACTTGACTTTAGCAGAATTAATTGAGTCAGCAGAATCTACAGTAGAGAAATATATTGGACAATCATTAAGCACATTCGTACCTGACAATCAGGAATTAGATCCTGCATTGAAGATATGTATCAAATCTCTTGTTGCTACTTGGTATGGCAACAGAGAAGCAATTGCATTTGGACAGCCACACAAGCTTCCATATTCATTTGAGTTTGTGCTTCAACCATTTAAAAAATACACTAAAGAAGAATAATGAGAGCCGGCCTTCTCCGTCATTTTGTTACAGTATATAGGCAAGTAGATGAGCAGTCTGCTTCTGGTGCTGTTTCTCAGGTAAGGAAAAAGATCATAACTCTTCGTTGTCATTTGGTCAAGCAATCTGGATATTTAAAGCAGACTGCATTTGAAGAGGTAGATACTAATTCTCTTGTGTTTGAAACTTGGCTCAACAATCTTATTAAAGATACAGATACTCTAGAGTATGCAGACCAAGAATTCAAGATAACTCTTATTGAGACTGATTTGTTCTCAAAGACAATGAAGCTTCATTGTTCAAAAATAAACAAGTAATCATCTATGAATGACAACATTGAGTTTGATGTTCAAGGTTTAGATGATGTTCTGACTGCATTCAATTATCTCAATCATCTACTTGATAAAAGAGAAATCCGCCAAGGATTGAGAGAAGCATCTAAGATGCTTATGCAGAAGGGAAAAGAGAACTTGAAAACAAGGATGAAATCTGGCCCTTCTGGAGTTACAGGAAATCTTCTACGAGCATTCAGGTTTAGAATCAAAAGCAAGAATAGAGGTTCTCTTATTGGATTTGATTATTCAAGAGAAGGAAAGGGTTCACATGCACACCTTGTAGACAGAGGTACTGAAGAAAGAACTACTCAAAGAGGATATAAGAGAGGCCACATTGAAGGAAATAAGTTCTGGACTGATGTGAACAACAATGATACAGAAAGAGCGATGAACATGGTGGCCAGAGCAATTCAATCAGCCATAGCAAAAATATAATGAATTCATATGCAACAGATAACAGGAAGAAATGATACTAAATTCAGAATTTGTACACCTATAAGAGACTTACTATTAGCCAACAATGAAGTTAAAACAATAGTAGGGGATAGGATTTATCCGATAATCGCTCCTGCTGGAACCCAAGGTTCATTCATTACTTATGCTAGGTCTCAATACTCAATACATAAGACAAACATGCAGATCTATCAGCATGACTGCTATGTACTTCTTTGCTGTGTAAGTCATTCATATGATGAGAGCCAAGACCTTGCTGAAAAAGCATATAAAGCTCTTCAAGGACTTTATAAGTACAAGGACAAGAATGGATTAATCATTAATAGTGTAGACCTTGAGGATTCTTATGAAGATGCTGCTGAAGATGTTTTTGTTCAGATGTTGAAGCTGAAAATCTCATAATGAAATAAATAAGATTGAAGTGGTACTCTTCTTTTAAAAATAATACATAATTAATTATGTCACAAGAATTAAACAGTGAAGGATTTGTACTTGGTAATGAACTTTTTTTGTTTGATGCATCATCTAATAAGCCATTTGCATATGCTACAGAATGCTCTTTGCAGATTTCTTCAGAACAAATTCCTACTAGCAATAAGATGAGTGGTAACTGGACTTCTGCTCTTCCTGGTCAGAATTCATGGTCAGTATCTTGCTCAGCTCTTTATACCGCTGCTGAAGGTGCTGTAGGATATAAGAACCTTTATGACTACATGGCAAACCGTGAGACTATTAAGGTAAACTTTGGAGTTGTTGATGACTACAATTCAATTACTGACTACACAGATCCTGATGAATACACACTCGATGCTTCAGCCGGATACTATCAGGGTTATGCATACATTTCAAGCCTTCAGTTGACTGCTGGAAATAATGAAGTTGCTTCATATTCAGTAGAACTTACTGGTAACGGCAAGCTTGAAAGAAAGACTTCTTAAGTTTTTCATAATTACACATTAAATGAGGGGTAATTAATTACCCCTTTTTTGTTAAAAATCAACCATTTAAATATGAATACTAAAATGAGTATAAAAGCTATTGTATTGTTTGAGAAAATGACTGATGTTCCATTTTCAGAATTGTCATTTTCAGAAGATTCAATCTTACAAAACCCAGAGATATTTCTAAAGTTGTTGTATTGCATTCTTATTTCTCATCCTGAAAACAAGATTAACTGCACATTTGAAGATGCATGTGCAAAGGTGTTCACAGAAGAAGTGCTATTGGGTTTATCTGCACAATTATCCAATGAGTTATCTGTAATGAACCAATTTGTTAATTTCAAAAACCTTAGAAATGTTGATGAAATATCTATAAAGGAAAAACCAGAAAATGAAGAACACAAACCAGTTTATATGAAAAGGCTTGTTCCTATTCTGATTTTAGACTGCGGATTAGGTGCTGAATTCGTATTGAATGAATTGAACTATACAGATATTGATGACTATCTAAAATACAGAGAAGACAAACATAGGAATGACTTAGAAGAGAAACGACTATTTACTTATTTGAGTACTCTTCCACATATTGATGGAAAAAAGATAAAGTCTCCAGAAAAATTCTGTCCTTTCCCTTGGGAAAAAGAAAAAGCAAAACAAGAAGCTCTTGCAGGAATAAAGAAAGTCAGAAACAGGTTGGTCAAATATGGAATAATACAGGAAAAATCTTAAGGTTTTTCCTGTTTGTTTTTCCAATAAATAAGATTGAAAAACATTCCATTATTTAATGCCTAAGAATCAATCATTTCAGATATCATTAAAACTTATTCAAACACAGTTCAATAAGGGTTTACAGAATGTTAAGAAACAACTCCGTTCATTTGGCTCTTTTGTTAAATCTGCGTTTGCTATTGGAACAATAACAGCCTTCGGCCGTAAGATGGTCCAAGTCGGTAGTGAGTTTGAAAACGCAATGGCTCGTGTTAAAGCAGTAACCAATGCTACTAACCGAGAGTTTAAGATGATGCAGAAGGAAGCAGAGAGACTTGGAGCAACTACCAAGTATACTGCAACTGAAGCTGCAAATGCTCTTGAAGTATTGACCAGAAACGGTATGTCTGCTACACAAGCAACAAGAGCATTATCTGGTGTTCTTGAACTTGCACAGGCTAATTCAATAGAACTTGCAAATGCTGCTGATATTGTTACAAACTCTTTGAATATGTTTGGCCTTCAGGTTGACCAAACCTCAAGAGTAAATGATGTTCTATCAGCTACAGCAGCAAATTCTGCTACGGATATAAACCTACTTTATGAAGCTCTTGTCAATGCTGCTCCGGCTGCTCATGTATTAGGATTCAGCATTGAAGAAACTTCTGCTGCAATTGGTGCTCTTGCAAACAAAGGTGTTAAGGGTGCTAATGCTGGTACTGCTCTTAGAATGGCTCTTACTAAGATGGCTGACCCTAAGATCATCAGGAAGATGAATGAAATGGGTGTTGCTATTGATGAACAGACAATGAAGGAAGAGGGCCTACTGGCTACGGTTAAGAGGCTCAAGGATGCACAGTTATCATTGTCTGATTTGGTATCTATATTCTCACAGAGAGGAGCCGTAGGAGTTCAACAATTGACGGATACATATGAAGACTTTGAGTTGATGCTTGAAATCACAAAGAATTCTGCTGGTACAACTGCAAGAATGTTTCAACAAGGAGTTGGATCTGTACAGAAGGAGATAGCAACATTGAAGTCTAAATATGAAGCATTCTTAATCTCATTATCAAAGAAGACTTCAGGTGTAGTAAAGGGTGTTATTAGGGTATTGCAGAACTTGATTGACAATTTCAAGACTGTTACAGGAACTGTACTAAACTTAGCAAGTGTTGTTGTTCCTCTACTTACAAAGCATGTGACCAATCTTGTCAAGGTTACCAGAGCCGGCTTGAAGGCAGTTAAAACAGATATTGCAGCAGTTACAACAATGATGGGTAACTGGATTGGAATAATCATGACTGCTGTAACTTGGATTGGAACTTATTTATATGGAGCATGGAATAAAGCATATGGGGCAGTTAAAGAAGCAAACAAAGAAACTGCTAATGCAACTGCTGAATATACAAGACTTAAAACTCAGGCTACATATCTTATCAACAAGCTTGGACCAGATACGGACAAAACAACTCTTGCTGGTATCGTAAAGAATCTCTCTGAGATGTTTCCTGAATTTGCAGATGCAATTCATGATGCTGCAATAGAAGCAAGTAAGACAGGAAACTGGGAAAAACTTAAAGGAGTCCTTACTGATATTGTTGCTCTTCAAGGAACTATATTGGCTCAAGATACTAATAAGAAGCTAGCAGAAGTTAATTCTGATGCAGCAGCGGCCGACATGTATGGAATATGGTTTGGCAATGGAGTAAGGAGAAATATGGGTTCTGGAGCATTTGCATTCCAAAAAGCTCTTGAAGAACAACAAGGTTTAAAAGGAAGTCAGATACAAGATATATTTAAGCAAGCTACAAGAATATTAACTGGAGCCGATACTGGTGAATCTATAGACCAATTTAAAACATGGCTAGAACGTGCAGGTATAAAGCTTAGTGATGAGACTATTTATAAGTTTGCTAGTGAAGTAAGAGGCAGTGAACATGGAAAAGCTGCGATAGAGGCTAATGAGCGTGTTGGTAAAAATGAGAGTGTTATTGCGGCTGAAAGAGAAAAAGTAGAAAACGAACTTGCTAAAGCACAAGAAGAACGTGCAAAAAGAGAAGAGGAATTAGAAAAACAGGCTGCTAAACAGAAATCAATCAAAGATATACAAACAAAGCTTGATAAAGAAGTAGCTGGTGTAACTGATGATCTTAAACAGGGATTTATTTCTAACAAAGAAGCTCTTAAAGAACTGACTAATGCATATAAGAAAGCATATGAAGACTACAGAGAGTTAACGGGTGCAACAGGAAAAAATAACCCGTATTATGATAAGTATTCTTCATTCAAAAGCAGAGAACAATTTGAAGCATTACCTAAACTAACCACTCCTACTAGCATACCAAAAGGTGCAACGGCAACTCCTGAGAAGATTAACGGTAAACCAACAAATCTTTCTCCTATTTCTATTGATACTTCTTCTCCTATCACACTAGATGATACTATTGATGGTTTAAATACAATTACTGGACAATTGAGTAACATGAACTCAATCGTTCAGAATATTGCAGCAGCATTCAATACTTTAGGAGATGAAGAAGCAAGTTTCATGGATAAACTTTCTGCTTCAGTAAGTTTGATGGAAGCAATACCTAAGATTCTTGAGACCATCAACACATTGACTGCAATTGGTACAACATTGAGAAAAGCACAAAATAAGGAAGATGCTATTGGTGCTACTGTAAAGACTGCTGGTGCAATTGCTGGTATATTTGAAGGTAACTCTGAAATTCCTATTGCTGGTCTTGTGATCGCTGCTGCTGGTGTTGCAGCACTTATAGCAGCTCTTGCTATGGCTCCTAAATTCGCTACTGGTGGTATTGTAGGAGGAAGCGACTTCTCAGGTGATAAGAACTTTGCTAGAGTAAATTCAGGTGAAATGATATTGAATGGAAATCAGCAAGCAAGACTATTCAATATGATAAACCACGGTGGAAACTTAATGACTCATGATGTAAACTTCATCATTAAAGGAAAAGATCTTTATGGAGCATTGAAGAATTACAATGACTCTACTTCAAAAATAAGAAGCAACATATAATGCTATATAAAGGATATTTCAAATCTGTATTAAGAGATAAAGCATACCGTGTTGAAATCCAAACAGGTACAAATTCTACTCCTGCTGCTGGTGATATAACATTAGGCCCTTCTCCTTTCATTACTCAAATGGAGAGTGGAAGTACAATATATTCTCCAGTCAAATATCAGAATGCTAATGTACAGATAGTAAATGATGAATACATGTTCTCATTATACTCTACTACTGCAAAGCAGAATTCAGTAAAGTTGTATGATAGCTCTAACAATCTTTTTTGGACTGGATACACAACACCTAACATCTACAATGCACCGTATGATTTTGAGATAGAGACTTATTCTCTTGAAGCAATTGATGGATTAGCGATATTGAGGTACTATGATTATTCAGCCATAGGTTCTCATAAAGACTTCAGGACTTTTGCTGAGATAATCAATCATCTTCTTGCTAAATCAGCATGCTATACTCATTGGTATTGGAACACTAATACAATGATAGAAGATGATGAAAACAATCTTCCAGAAGAAATGACTATATCAGAGCAATGCTTCTTTGATGAGGATAATGAACCTATGAAAATGAATGAAGTCCTTGAAGAGATTTGCAGATTCTGCGGGGTTACCGCAATCACTCAAGGAGAGAATGTGTATTTTGTTGACTATGATGGAATTGTAAATAATCAAAACACATATATTGAATACACAGTAGGAAACGATACCTCTTCAGATACTGTTGAACTGATTGATAATAAGACTATAACAAAAGATGACTATACAGAAACAGGTTCTTCATTATCATTAGAAGGAGCTTATTCAAAGGTTACAGTCAAAGATTCTTTGTATGCGGTTGATAGTATATTACCTGAGTTGTTCAATGATGATGAGCTTGAAAATGTACAGTTCAACACACCCGGTGATAGAAGATGGAGTTATGAATTTTCTTATTACAATCTTCCTGAAATTCAGAAGAAATTCTTTAATGCTAAGATGAAGAGTTATAGGAATAAGAATTTCAATTTCTATTACTATGATACTTCTACAGGTGAATTGGAAGGAACAAATGATAAAACCTTTGATGGTTATAATGGTCACAGTTACATTGGTGCATCATTGGCAAGATACAATGTAGCATTTGGTGACTCATCAATAGAGTCAAGTTTGAATTTCAAATATGATGATTGGGAAGATTATCTTTATATATCAAACAACTATACAAATTATGATGTTAAAATAATTGAAACTAAGGATGAATTCATAAAGCCATTCTTTGTAGGAACAAATGCTAAGATTGTATACTCAGGATCATTACTATTAAGTACATTATCTGATATAAAGTGGCATAATACAGATAGGTATACAAACTGGCCTTACTTCCCAACAACTGACTTAGAATATGATAAGTCAATGTTACATTCATTCCCTAAAGAAGCAGCCTTTATGGCAATGTTCCCTAGTGATATAAAAATCAAATGTGGAATTTCAATTGGAGATTATTATGCTACAGATAGTAGCACATGGAGTACTGATACAAGTAGTACATTTTATATTCCTTTCTGTGACAAGAGTGTAAAAGATTCATCATCAGAAAGTGATATGTTGAGAGAAGGTAAACGAGGATTATTTGCTAAAGAAAAGCATGATATCTTTTTTAAAGAGCATGAAATGTTAAACAATGTTATGTATTATGACAGAATTAAAGAGGAAGGATTCTGTGTATCACTGTCTGGAATATCAAATGAAACTGTTGTTCTCGGTGCAAAGCCAAAATTTACTTTTTATTCTATAGCTATTCCGTTTAATACATGGACTTCAAGCACAACATATCAATTACCGACAACAACATATCCTATAGCAGCAGCATGGATAAAAGACCTTGATGTTAAAGCTGTGATTCCATTTGAAGGTGGTAAAGATGAGACAAATACGGATACTGAGTATTCATATGAAAACAATGATGATTATGTGAATGAGTTCCAGGATATCACATTCAAGATATGTACATATGATAATAAGCAGCTTAATTATTCTGCTGTAGCATACCCTTATAACGGAAACTTTAAGTTCGTAGACAATCTAGTAAACCAAGGATTGAACCTTACAAATAGGTCAGAGAACATATGCTGCTACCGTATTGTGAACCAATACTGTGAACCAGTCAAGAAACTACAATTGAATTTGTATAATGACTATAATCCTTGGACTATTGTTAACGATACTGTACTAAATATAGAATGTGTTATTGATGCAATGAATATTGACTATAAGTATGACAGAGCAACAATAACGATTGTAGAGAAAAAATAAAAGGAAGAATTACTCTTCCTTTTTTTCTTTTTTGGATTTTCTTCCCCGTTTAATTGGCTCTCCTTGTTCATCAACAATTTTGAAATGATTGTTGAATTCTTCCTTTGTAATTTTGACAGGCTCAATTGTAGGAAGCTGTTTCATTTCAACTTGAATAGGCGGAAAAGTGCAGAGTTCAACATAAGCAGTAGCGATCTCAATTGCAGAATATTTCTCTAACAATTTAAGAGCTAAATCTTTAGAGGCAATTTCACCTTCTTTTACCTCCATGAGGTTCTTTTTTGAAATCTTGACCATTGTATTTGTGTTTAAAGTCCTTCAGCAAATATAATGAAATATTCTTATTTTCTCTATAAATATACAAAGAAAATCGTTTAGAATTAGATGCCATTTTCAAAGAGAAATATTGACCGAATCAAGAGGAATGGAAAATATGAATCAACTACTGTAATCAAATATATTACTCAAGGAGTTGTCGGTTCACAAGGAGCTGCTGGTGAAGGAGGCTTATCAGTTTATTTGTCAAAAACAAGTCACACATTTGAAGGAAATGCAGAAGCAGCAATTGCTGGACAGATAGACAATGTAGAAATAATTGCATTCAAAGGTCTTCAAAGATTAGATGTTTTTGTTGATACTTCAACAGGAATATCTGGATTGATTTCAGGTGGATTAGATGCAAGCATTTTCTCAAATGGAACAAAAGAAACAAACATAAACTTTGTTACTGATTCTTCATTGACTACAGATGCTGGAGATGTTACTATTCCAGTATTTGTTTATGTACAATCAAGTCCTGATACTTCAATTGGAGAATCAAACGAATGGTATGAAGCCAGCGAAAGCATACTTCCATTCACTCTTTCATATTCTTGGAATATATCAAAGAATGGTGCTAAACTATATACTCTTGACTTGACAAATGAGGGAGCGCATTTGAATGTAGATGCTTCAGGAAATGTACTTCCGGGTGCTATCATGCCAACCTGTAAAGCAACACTATACTTTGGGACAGAAGAAGTAAACAATGCTACATATGCTATCAATACTCCTGTAGAACAGAATGTTACTGGTATCTCTATTGATGCTTCTGGAAACTTCATTTTTGATGCTTCTACTATTGGATTCTCAGGAACTTCAGTTGAAGTAACTGTATATGGAAGGATAGGGGTTCAGACTTATGGAGTAAAGGTAATGACCGTTATCAAGGCTTTTCCTTCAGCAAACGGAGAGCCAGCAGTATCTTACTGGATGAATCTGACAGCAAATGCAATTAGAGTCAATCCGAATGTTTCCTCTGTAGTTGGAGATCCATCTACTATATCAGTGACAAAGTACAAGCAAATTGGCTCTCAAACACCTGTTACAGCAGATGATGCTAGCATCAAGTATGCATATGATTCTGCTACTCCAACTATAAACTATTCTGGAACTATAACTGTTGATATATCAAAGAGTTATTTGTCATTCGGAATGTATGTTGGAGATGTTCTTGTTGATGGTATTGAAACTGTACCTATTCTTAGAGACGGTACGAATGGCCTTGGCTCATACAGGTTGGACTTGACTAATGAGAATGCAGGAATCAACTGTGATTCATCTGGAAACATTCTTGCCGGAGCAGTAAGACCTACATGTACAGCTACTCTTTATTTCGGAACTGATGTAGTAGATAATGCTGAGTATTCAATCTCTACAACTGCTACAGGAGTCACAATCAATTCAAGTTCTGGAGTATTGACTTTTGATTCTTCTTTTGACTTCTCTGGAACATCTACTGAAATCACAGTATCTGCTCAAGTCGGCTCATTAGTTTGTGGAATGAGTGTAATGACTATTTCAAAGAACTATCCCGGTCCACAAGGAGAACAGGGACAAGCAGCAGTAACTTATTTCTTGAGCTTGTCTGCTGATGCTGTGAAGATCAACCCAAATGACAGCTATCCTTCTCCAAGTCCAAGCACTATTACAGCAACTGGATACAAGCAAATAGGAGAGGAAGACCCGGTAGTAGCTACTGAATGCACAATCAAATATGCATACAACTCTCAGACTCCAAACATAACATATACAAATGCAATCACGGTTGACGGCTCAAAGACCTACATTTCATTTGCATTGTATCTTGATGACAAGATTGTTGATGGAATTGAAACTGTACCTATTCTTAGAGATGGTCAGAATGGTAATGCTGGCTATAGGTTAGATCTGACAAACGAGAATGCTGGTATCAATGCTGATGCTTCTGGAAATATCCTATCAGGAGCAGTAAGACCTACATGTACCGCCACCTTGTATTTAGGAACTTCTGAGGTGACTTCTGCTGTGTATAGTATATCTACTTCAGCAACCGGGGTGAGCATCAATTCAGGAACAGGAGTGCTTACCTTCAGTTCAAGCTTCAACTTCTCTGGAACCTCAGTCGAAATCACAGTTACAGCAAAAGTATCTGGAGTTACTTGTGGAACAAGCATAATGACTGTATCAAAGAACATTGCTGGCCAGCAGGGAATTCCCGGAAAAGATAGTACGACTTATTGGCTTGTTTTATCAGCGAATGCTGTAAGAGTCAATCCTAATGCTGGCTCTTTAGCAGCAGACCCTTCATCAATAATTGCAACAGCAATGAAGCAAGTTGGAGAGAATAGTCAAGAATCAGCATCTGAATGTACAATAAAGTATGCATACAATTCAACTACTCCAACTATAGAATATTCATCTTCGGTTTCTGTAGATACAACAAAGAACTATATTTCATTTGGTTTGTATCTTAACAGCACAATGCTTGATATAGAGACTGTACCGATTCTTAGAGACGGAACTAATGGTTTGGGTTCATATAGATTAGACTTGACTAATGAGAATACAGGAATTAATTGTGATTCATCTGGAAATATCTTATCAGGAGCAGAAAGACCAACTTGTACAGCAACTCTTTTCTATGGCCCTAATGTAGTAGAGGGAACTGTATATGGACTAACTACTAGTGCTACTGGAGTATCAATCAATTCAAGCACAGGTGTACTCACATTTGCTTCAAACTTCTCATTTACTGGTACTGCTGTAGAGATACTTGTTACAGGTACTGTGAACGGAAACATTTGCGGTTCATCTATAATGACTGTATCAAAGAACTATCCGGGTCCGGCCGGACCTGAAGGCCATGCTGTAACTTACTGGCTTACTTTGTCTGCTGATGCTGTATATGTTGATGTGAACAATGGAAATGCTTGCTCACCAACCAAGATAACTCCATATGCATTGAAACAAGTAGGGGATAATACACCAACAACTGCTTCTGATTGCATCATCTACTATTCTTACAATACTACTCCTACAACAAGTTCAGGAACAATAAACTCTGGTTCTGAATTGACTATTAGTGTGACAAATAATTATGAGTTGTACTTCGCTCTTTACAAAGATGGTGTTCAAGTTGATATTGAGACTGTATTGTTGTTGAGGAATGGAGCAAATGGAGTTGGCCAGCAAGGACCAAGAGGTTATAATGGATGCATCTATAGAAGATCTGTATGGCAAACAGGAAAGGTATATCATAATGATGTTGCTCTCAGCACAAATGGAGAAAAGTACATAGATCTTTGCTTCAACAAGGATATGACTCTAATAACAGATAACACATTAGAGTTGTATGAATGTCTTGAAACACACACCTCTTCTTCACAGATTCAACTAGGCAATTCATCATACTGGAATAGAATCTCTATTTCATCTACTGCACCCACATATTTCCCTATGATATTTGCTACACAGATATCTGCTGACTTGATAGATGTTTCACAAATCAAGGTTACAGACCTTGCAGATATAAACAATCTTGTAGTTCAGAATGTATATAGCAAGAACGGAACTTTCAGCTTTGATTCAAGCGGAAACATGGTTGCAACTTCCGGAACATTCTCAGGTAATGTTAGGATTCCTTTGACTACAATATCTTGTGGATATTATGGCTCATCAACGGATTCTTATTACTTGTCTAACACTACAGCCGGTAATTTCGTGTTGAGCTATGGATATACAAGCAGCACATCAGAGAAGTATGTTCGTGTTATATTGCCATCACCTTCAAGTAGCTATAATGGAACTTGCTATATGTTCATTATGCCACCTCGTTCTGGAAGTTTAACAGATACATCACAACTTGCTGGAATGAAATTGATGACAAGCTCTGGTACCAGTTTTTATAACTATTCAAACTTATCTGCTGGTATTACGAATGGATGTAGTGCTATGATATTTTCTGCTGGAATGGTAAGAGTGCTATCTGACGGCAGCGCTTGGTATGTAATAGAATGTAGTGCAAGTTGTAGAATGTATTACTCATCTGCTTGGCATGATTCAAACCAGGTACTAAGTACTACATTAAAAGGTATGGAACTTAGTGGAACAACATTAACATTATCATAAAGGGAGAATTAAATTTCTCCCTTTCTTTTTTTCCATGCTTCTCTAAGTTTTGCTTTTGTTTCTTCAGAAGCTTTTCTTCCTCTATTTGCATTTGCTACTTTTTTAGCATGTTCTTTAGACTTAGGTTTTCCTTTTAAAGCTTTACTTACTTTTTCACCTATTTCTTTTCTTTTTTCTTCAGACAAAGAATGACCTAATGCACAAGTATTTCCTTGTAAAGTATTAGATATTTTCTTTTTTGATTCTTCTGAAATATGTTTTCCTTTTTCTCTACAATTTCTCCAAATAGTAATTGTTTTACCATTATAACCATCTTTGCAAGAATTATATTGTTCCGCCCAAAATTTTTCTCTTTCAAGAAGTTTATATTCTGGTATATTATCTTCGAGAATCTCCCATTTAAACTCATTGGTTTTCAATGATATATGAAAATCATCTTTGATTTTTGATTTTAAATGTTCATTCTTTCTTTTTTCTAATCCTCTTGTTGTTTGTCCAATATAACTCTTACCTTGAGAATCATATGCTCTATAAATAATTCCTTTTTGTTCCATATAAATTGTACTTCTAAGCCTTCATTTTTATTAAAAATTGCCTATAAATAATCAAAGAAATATCATGAGGTTTGTCTACTAATTTAACTGATATTACCAGTATCATATTTGGCAATACAAGCGTAACGGCCGTCTATTATAACAGTACCTTAATTTGGCCTGCTAATTATACATATGTGCTTAGAAATCTTGAAGTTAAGTATTCTACTAATGATGGTGCTATATTGGCAAACGGTTCAAATTATGCTTATCTTGAAGCAGAGTTATATGGAACTCGTGGCTCTCAACACACATCTTCTACTGTTACTCTTACTCCAGATATACAAACATCAAATGATATCTATAAAATTAGTGGAACACAAATCACTGTAAATCCTAACAAAAAAGATGTAGAATATTCTCAACAGCATACACAATTTAGTGGCCATTATGCATACAATGGTACTACATATTATGTTACAAGCGGAACAATATCTGCATCTGTAATAATGCAGGCCAATGTTAAGACTACAGTACCTGCTACACAAACAACAACTGCTGTTGAGGCTTACTTGTCACAAACTGATTTGAATCCAAGAGATAGTTCAACTTCAGTTTATATTACAAGAACATATAATTCAACAAGTCAATATTATACATATACAAGTGGTTATGCTACAACTCCTGATACATCTACAGGCTTGATTCAGACAGGAGTAACTCCTACTTCAGTAACTACAAATCCTACCTCAAACCGAACCATATCTGGAAATGTAATTACTCCTTCAGAAAACCAGACAAGTTCAGCAAGAACATGGAATGTTTATGCTACATATGACAATATAACTTCAACAAACAATTGTGTGTTAACACAAGCTGCTGGTTACTATACATATTCAGCAGTATCTGTATCTATTGCATACGAAGTTATTGATGCTTCTGGAGGAACAGTTACACCTCTTGTTACTTACTCACAAACTTATGGATTCAATGGCCGTACTTCAGGTGTTGGTACTGTAACTTCTGGTGGTACGATCACATACTATGTAAATAGCAACTTGTCAAGCAATGGAGCAGTATCTGCTAATTCTCTTGGAACTAACAGATATACTACTCAGCCTGAAGTTGCTGAAGACTGCTATGCAACTGTTGATTTGAACGGCAAGTCAGGAGAATCTTCACATGTTAGTGTATATCAATCTACAAATGATATCATAACAAATCTTACTACTGCTGTGGTTTCTGTACTATTCTCAGGTACAGCTAAGACTGAATACACATTTGGCCCTCAATCACAAGAAAAGAGCTTCAGTGCTTCATCTTACAGAACCTATACTTGGACAAGCCGCGCTCAAAGCAATGAGACTGTTGGAACATCGGCTCTTACTGTAACGAAGTCAGGCTCATGGTTCTCAGTCTCTAACTGGAAATTCACTGTAAATGAGAATACTAACAACTATGAAAGAACAGGTTCTATAACTGTTAAAGATAGCACATACGGAAGTCAGAAGGTTGACTTGACTCAAGAGAAGGTTCACTATGAGTTCAACGAGTATTCTACCAATCCTGTTTATCTTGCATATACTGCTACAGGCTTCACTATTACAATTGAATCAACAAGGAACTGGAGTGCATGGAGTTTCACTAGTTCAAATATCACTATTTCAAACAATACAATGAGCAACCTTACATGTGCTGGAGTCGCAGTATCTGTATTAGATCCTACTCTTTATGTTGCTACATTCACTTGTTCTGCGAATAGTGGAAATTCATCTAAGGGTGCTACAATCAAGTTCAAGCAACCTACTAGCAACAAAGAAGTAACCTATACTGTTGAGCAAGCTGCTTATATTGCTGGTACAATATCAACTTCTGTAAGTTATATTGCATTGGGTTCATCTGGCTCAGGTTCATTCACATTGACTTGCAATAAGAATTGGAGCATTGAAACTGAATTCGCAATGCAAGATGAGAATGGAGACAGTCTCGGTAATGATGGTGCTGCTCTTGTATTGAGTACAGCAGGCGGTTCTGCTGGTACATTTACAATCAATGTAAGCAGAGGAAGCTATACAGCAGGTTCATTCGTTGATATTAAGATCACATGTGACCAAGCAACTGCTCATGTATTGGTTGCTCCTACATATAGTATAAGCAGGTCAGTATCTTCATGGAGTGCTCCAGCAGATTCATCTACAAGATACAATGTAATCAGCAACACATATCCTAACTTGTCATGGACAAGCACTCAGAATTGGTTGTCTGGTTCTGGTACAAGCATATCTGTAAGTTCTAACTCAGATTCTTCAACGAGAAGTGGTAGCATATATGCGACTGGTTCTATATCTGGTACTTGGTGGGGTGTTCCTTATGATGCTTCAGCTAATACAGATTCAATTTCTGTAACTCAGGCAGCAGCTCAAGCTACCATAGGATTATATGTTGGTATTGATACACAGAATCCAGATACTGCATACTTGTATAGGACTTCTAACGGAGCTTCATTTGCAGCACCACAAGGAATCTCTGTAAATGATATCCAAATAACAGATGGTCAAGGTCATCAAACTTACAATGGATATGCAATAATTCAGCAGGGTGATAGATATGGAACAATAATTTGGGAAGAAGGACTTCCTGCTGATGTTGGAACAATCATTAATTCAGGTGAATGCTTGTGGCTTGCTATTCCACCTTCTGGATATACTCTCTCTATTAATGTTGTTTGGGAGTAATTCAATAAATAGATTGAAAAACAAGATTTGTTTGTTGAATGAAATCCTTTTACATCAAATATATGGCCTACAATATACCGTTTCATATATTGACTGGTATTTCTGTAGGACTGCTCATAGCATCTTTTATTGTAGACCCTCTTGGAGTAATAGACCCATCAGTATTAGCAGGAGTAGGGGAGATATTCGGTTTTGCTGCATTGTATTCAGTAGTCCGTGCAGTTGACAAAGGCGGAGTTGCTAAAGTAAGTCATCATGATACTCACCTTGAAATCAAGAACCAGAAGCAACCAGAAGAAGAAAAATTAATCTCAAGAGATTGAGAGGTATACAATATATGTTCAGACATTGCTGAGCAACACGTATTTTATTGTTTGTTTTAATTTTTCCTCCGGCAGTTCTTGTCGGAGGTTTTTTGTATATTTGTACAGTCAAAATTCAGACATTTTGTCATAATGTGCAATGATTGCTAAAGAAGTCATAACTTAAAGTGACAAAATCACAGTATTTGTGTTATATTTGCTGAAACAAAGATACAAAGAATATGAACAAGGTCTGTCTATTTTCAAGGGTATCAACAGGTTTGCAGGATTTAACAAGCCAAGAGCAAGTGTTGTTGGATGCAGCACACAAGGATGGTGTTAAAGATGAGGATATTATATTCATCTCTGAACAGGAATCTGGTGTTAGCAAATCAATTGAAGATCGCATTGGTATCACAAAAGCAAAACAAGCTATTCTTGGACAAGGAGTTACAACAATATATGTTTATGAGTTAAGTCGAATTGCGAGAAGACTTGATGTGTTCTATGAGTTCAGGAAGTTCTTGATGGAGAACAAAGTACAACTGAAAGTTCTTAATCCTCAAGTCAACTTGCTCAATGAATATGGTGAGATTGATGACAACTTCAGTCTTGTATTCTCAATATTCGCTTCTCTGGCCGAACAAGAAGCAAGACTACTCAAAGGCAGACTGAAAAGAGGCAAGGCCAAGAAATCTTCAATGAACAAGTACATAGGCGGTACAATTACATATGGATATGGAAGGGATGAAAATGACAATTACTGCATTGATGAGGCTGAAGGTGCGATTGTTAAACGAGTGTTTGAAGAATATGTAGAGCAAGATAAGACGATGAATGAAATTGGTACTGACTTGATATTAGATGGTACTCTTGATATGAATGTTAATTCTGCTAGGATGTTCGTTCAAAGGATACTGCATAATCCGTGCTATTATGGTGAAGAAGTGGATATGAAAACTTACAAAAGAACATATCCTGCTATAATTTCAAAGGATTTCTTTGAAGAGGCCCAGAAGAAAACTGGTTACAATATCAATAATCAGAAGAAGAAATCTCACTATGAATATCTTTGTAGAGGACTGGTCTTTAATAGAGAAGGAAAAACATTCGTTGCTGCTCGTTCTTCAGGTACATTCAATTGTGTAACAAAGAATGATCTGTCTGGTAAGACAATGATTAGCATCAATATTCAGGCTCTTGATACTTTAGTATGGTATTTTGTCAAGAATCGTATCTTATATGCTCCTAAAAAGGACTTGCAGCAAGAACGGTATGATTTACAATCTAGGATACAAGCTGTCTCTAATGTCATAAAAACATTAAATAAAAAGGTTTCTGACTATGATGAACAACTGGCAAGAATTGAGGAACGAATCATCCGTGGAAGGCTGACTGAAATTGCTGCTGAAAAGATTGAGAAGACAATTGAAAATGAGCAGAAGGGTATTAAAGAATCTCTGATACAGAAGCAGGAAGAAAAGGTAGCTTTAGAGAAACGGTTGGCAAAACTCAATTCTGGTAGTGAGGTTGTGACAGAAGCAGATCTCCAGGATCTCACTTTATCTCAGAAAAGAGAATATGTGTTGCAGAATGTTGATAGGATAGTCGTGGACAGTTTAAGTAAGAACCACAGGTTAGTGACAATATTCCACAACATTGCTGATGATGGAGCAACTTTTGATTTGAACTGCTATTCAAAAACATGGGAAGAGTGGAAAGTGGGGTATAAATAACATAGATGATTTTTTGCTGCACACATACAGACAACATTGATTATAAGCTAAATGAAGATTATACTCTGCTTACCTTAGATAGAGACGGCCGAAACATCTGGGACAAAGTTCATTTCCGCCATCTCCGCCATATCTATTTTGTGGCCAACAATCTTGACCAATTCGACTACCCAGATACTATAACGATATTCCAGAAGAGAAGGTATCTTAAGAATTGGGATATTCCTGAAGGATATGACTGCACATGCTCTGTCTGGAATTGGAATCCAGCATCAGTATACAATCAGTATGTTCTCTGTCATGACAAGAAATCTATTGACTTGTCTAAGGAAGTCATTGCAGATGATGAGTATCTAATGTTTTTAGGTCATCCAATGACAGATATCTCATATCACAATATATTTACCATGAGGACAGAAGACTTCCTAGAATATTGTGATTTCCTGTTTAATGTGCTTTTTGAAATAGAGAGAAAGCTGTCATCTTGGGACAATGCTTGTTTCCTTGGTGAGAGGATAGGCGGATTCTATATACAGAAATACCTGCCGAAGAAGCAGGTATCTCAATTGATAGAAGTATCATAAACCTAGGCTTGTTTCCAATCGTATAGGTCTGCAATATCCTGCCATAGAGGGATGCTTAAATTGACTCCCTTGTAGTTAGAATAGGCTCTTTCTACTTTGTTTCTGAAGGTAAGTCCTATCTTAGATGTTTGTGGATAAGTTTTAACAACAAAGTCTAAAGCAGATAAGAAGTGTTCAAGAGTTTCAAATGTTTTGAATTTCATTTTTTTAACACCAAGGCCAGAAGGTCTGAGATTGTATATCACATTCTTCTTGTCTTGCATCTTGACCGCCCAGTTACTGCTAGGACTTGATATTTCCCAAACATTCTTCAGCCAAACATTGTCAATAGTCACAATACCTGATTGCTCATTCATAGTGTACTTAATGCAGAGATATTTTGAATCAAGCTTCCAAGGCTTGTCAACGATCTCTGTGATGAATGACATATAGTTTGCAATATCAAAATTGGCCCCACCTGTAAAGGACTTAATCTCTAACCATCCTTTGTTGAAGTCATCTAAGTCAAGCCAAAAGTCCGGAGAGCATTGGCCATGATTGTAGATATGGTCAAAGTCATGCTTTGTCAACCAACTATCTAACCACTCTTCAATGATGTTTCCAACTACATTGTTCTGCTTGATTGTAATCTCTACTTCAGCAAGAGTAAAAGTAATCTTACCCTTATTGTCATGCTCAAGCTCATTCTTCAAGACAGAATAAACATTTTCACTAGTAGTTTTCATATGCTATAAGACTTTAATCAACCTTAATGCTACTGCTTTGATAACTGGAACTACAACTGTATTTCCTAGCAGATCATACCCTTCTTTTTCGGAAATCTCAAAAGCAAAGTCATCAGGATATCCAAACAACCTTAAACCTTCTCTTAAAGACAGTCTTCTGATACCCTCACCATCTACTACATGAAGCCTGTGCATATCCATTGCAACAAGAGTAGGGGATATATCTTTTCTTGATAAGATTTCAGATACTTCAAATGACAATTTTCCTGCTACGATGTTGTATCCTTTGGGTTTCGTTTCATCTGGTACTCTTCTGCTAGTCGTGACTTTTCTTCCATCAACTACAGATGATGTGACTACTTTCCTTTTCGGATACTCATAAGTCAGATATCCCTTCTTTGTAAGATCATCAAGCATCTTCTGCAATTTTGGATGCTGGTAGAATGTTCTTATCTGCTTTGTTGTAAGCGGCATTCCATCCATCCAGTCAATACCCCATTCTTCTGCCCATTTATGCTGTCTTCTGGCTTTAAGCATCTCATTGAGAAGTTCTTTCTGCTCTTCTGATACAGGCCCTTTAAGCTCTATATCCCAGCTATGAATGTTGTCTGCTCCACCTCTCTTATCTTTAATCTTTTTTCCTTCAAGAGAAGCAACATCATAATGAGCAAGCAAGTTCTTGACAAAAGGAGTGCTACTCAATTCAAGTCCAGTTTCAACAATATCCCCAACTGTAGCTGACTTAACAGGAAAATCTTCTAAATTGACTTTCTTCTTGCTCTTCTTAACTCCAACAATATAGATTCTCTTCCGATCTTGAGGTACTCCAAAATCCTTTGCATTGAGTACCCTTGCAGATACTTTATAATTCTCTTCAAGTGAGGATACGATAGTCTTAAAGGTCCTTCCTTCATCATGTGAAGTTAAGCCTTCAACATTCTCAAGTATGAAGCCAACAGGCTTCTTTGCTTTCAATATTCTAAGAACATCAAAGAATAGAGTTCCTCTGGTAGCATCTGCAAATCCATCCCGGTTTCCTGCATATGAGAATGCTTGACAAGGAAATCCGGCAAGAAGAATATCAAAGTCAGGAATATCTTTAGCATTGACTTTTGTTATATCTCCAACAATCGTATCTTCCGGGTGATTCTGATTATATACTTTTATTGCTGCTGGCTTAATCTCACTAGTGAAAACACATGAAGTCTTGATTCCCATATCTTGGCAGGCTTGCACCAGACCAAGGCGGATACCACCCATTCCAGCAAACAAATCAATATATTTAAGTTCTTCCATGTTCTTGCTTAATACAAAACAAAGTTCGTAAAAAAACCACCATAAACAAAAGAAAAGACCGCCAACATATAAATTGACGGTCTCTCACATATCAAAATCAAATTTTTTATGAAAGCTTGTTCACATGTACAGCAATTCCACTCTTAAGGTTGGCTGCTTTGTTCTTGTGAATAACATTGATTTTAGCAAGCTTGTCAATCATTGCAAAGACTTTAGGCATTGAAGCCTCGGCTGCTGATTTGTCTGTAGTGTTACGGATTGCTTTGATAGCATTTCGTGTTGTGCGTGCATAGTACTTGTTATGCACTCTGCGTTTCTCACTTTGGCGATAACGCTTGTCTGCTGAAGTATGATTAGCCATTAGTTCAATTTTTATAATTGTAGCGGGTAGGAGAGTCGAACTCCTCTTTAGAGAATGAAAATCTCTCGTCCTAGCCGATAGACGAACCCGCCGAACCACCCGAAATCGTGGTTACCAAACATACAAAGATAGAAAGTTTTTTTCAAAATAAAAAACTCTCCCAGCGATTGGAAGAGTTTCCAAGAATTGCAGAATCGCAATAAGCAAGTTTCGCTGGGAGAGCAGAATATCAGTCAGTAACCTGGATGAAGTATTCTAATTCTTGACCCTTGAGATTGTCAAAGCACCAGTCATTGAGTTCTTCATATAGGTTAGCATACAGCTCACTCTTTTGAATGTCTCTGCGATACCATGCCCAACATTTATGGTTTAAAACCATTACTAATTCTGTAATGTACTTATAATTAGTTTTCCAACCAGAAAATGCACGGTTATAGGTATCCTTAATTGCATCAAGACCAAATAAATCAGCAATGCTGAAATCTTGATAAAAGGTAGTAATTGGTTTATAACCAGTTTTTGCCTCTATATTCCATTGTTCAATTTTTAATATCATAGTTTAATTAATTCAATATCTGGTAGATATAATTTATAAATCTTCCAGTTGATATGTCAGAAAAGAGGTATTACATTTATAAGATAACATTGTTATGTGGTCCGTTAACTAATCATTATTATATTGGAAAACATGTATCCAACTATAATGATAAGTACACAGGTTGTGGAAAAATTGTAAAAGCATATTTGAAAGAATACGGTAAGGTAGAAGGTAAAACATATGTAAAAGAAATTTTAGAAGTTAATCCTGATAATTTGACCAATACACTCCGAGAAAAAGAGATAATTGGAGACAAGCATAAAACAGATCCAATGTGTGTCAATCTTATTCCAGGTGGATTTGGCGGTTCATATGTTGGAAGAAAGCATACTTCTGAGAGCATAAAGAAAATGTCCGATTCTCATAAAGGACACAAGAATTCAAAAGAGCATAATGAAAACATTTCAAAAGGATTACTCGGTCATTATGTTTCAGAAGAGTCAAGGCAAAAAATGTCAAAACGAAAATTGGGTAAGCATTGGAGATTAGATGAAAATAAGAAGAGGGTCTATTATTGACCCTCTTCCTTTTTGTCAGATTTCTTAACTCTTGGTTTTCTGGCGGCTTTCTTTGCTTGTTTGGCGGCCGCCTCCTGCAAGATATCTTCAACTGTTTGCTCTTCTACCTCACAAGCAGAACACATTGAGCGGTAGGCAGACTTGAGGTGACGGATTACTTGCTCATTCTTGGAGAGCTCTTCCATTGCATTCATCCAATTGTTGAACAGGAACTCATTTGAGGTATCACCACGATAAGCCTCTTGAGCGATAGTTACCTTTTTGACAAGGTTCTCGGTGTTGGTAAGCCTTTCAACCAGCTGGGCTTTGACAGCAGAAAGAATGTGTTTCATGATGTGATTTGTTTTAGTTAAAGAAAATGGTTTCTATATCGATTTCATCGATTTCTATATCTAATTCATTATCAATGATATATTCCTCAGTAGCATCATACATCTGATTGTAGAGGCTATTATCTGCTTGTTGAAGGCTGCAACGGTTTCTGCCGATCTTCTTGAGGGCAAGCTGACAACGGAGCTCATAATCTTCAATGGTTTCAGCCATGAATTGGGCAAGTTCCCGATAGATTGTTTCCATAATCTTCTGTGTTTCAGTAGTTTACGGAAGCAAATATATCACAAATACTCTCTAGTTGATTCAAAAAAGTGAGATAATTCACTGTAAATCAGCGAAATACTGATTTCTTTGCAAAAATAATCTGGTGAATAGTGAAAAAAATTTTAAGAGCTCAAACCTTTTTCATATCTTTGTGATGTCAAAATACACAATAAAAGGGGAGGAAAGTCTAAGATTTTTCTCCCTTTTTATTTTCAAAAAAATTTACCAAAAAAGTGAAAAAAATTTTGGTACATTCAGAAATTATTCTATCTTTGTATTGCACACTTAACACAACACAATTTTATTTATGAAATATGATGCATGTTTTGAAGAAATATCAAAGCATAAAAATGAAACAAAAATTGATTTAATCAAAAATGCAATTTATGTTTGGAAATTGCCAAACAAGTTTTATTTTCATAGCCCAAATGATGATGAATTCAATGACAATCATGTTGAAGATCGTAATGAAATAATTTATTACAATGAAGATCAAGAATATGATTTTCCAGATCATGTTAGGTTAGATGAGAAGAATAAATTGTATTATGTATCAAGAGAAGGAAATGAATATGATGAACAACAATTGATACATCAAGATGATGATATGATGACAAGTTTAGCAAGATTGTGTTTTGATTGTGATTTTATAACAATGAATCAAAAAATTGAAATAGCATGAGTACAAATAAAGATTTAATCAAATCAATTAAAAGAGTTTTGAAATTGTTGAATTTTCAAAAGTTTTATTTTTTCAATCCTAAAGATGATGAATTCAATGATAAGCATGTAAAGGAAAGAAATAGATTAAATTATTTCATCAATAATAAGAAATATGATTTCATTGATTACATCAAGTTAGACAAGAAGAACAAGTTGTTTTATGTATCAAGAGAAGGAAATGAATATAATGAACAACAATTGTTGAATCAAGATTGGGAAATGATGTCAAGTTTATTATTGTTTACATGTTTCAATGATTACATAGCAATGAACATTCAATTGCAAAGAATTAATTTGCAATAAGATAGAACAATGATTTAAATTGAAAAAGGGAAATTCATATGAATTTCCCTTTTGTTTTGAAGGCGCTCTCAGGCTAAAAATAAATTAAAATTCAAAACATGGCAAAAGATAATAGTACGAGTACCTTCTTAATTTATATATCTCTAATTCTATATTGCTAAAAATGCAAATACTGCTAAAACAACAATCAACGCAGTTACTGCTCCCATGATGGCCAGAGTATTCTTGTTGCTTTCTCTGATTTTAGCCTTAGTTTCATTGACAATAGCTTCTTCTTCAGGTGTTTCCGGGATTTGCTTTGTAATTACAAAGTTTGTATTGAATACTTGACCACATTTAGTGCAGCCACATTTCATTTCTGTGTGATTAGCACCAATACCTCCAGCAAGTAAACCAACTGGTCCAAGCAATGCACCTCCTACTAGTGCTTTACCTACACCGAAACCATCTTTAGCAGATACATAAGTAATTTCTTCCGAACCACAGAACGGGCAAATTTTTTTAATTTTCATCTCTTAAAATTTTAATGTTATTATTCGTTTTTTCTAGTACGAATATAACACGTTTAGCTCATCCCTTAAAATTTTTGTGAGTTTTTTTAAATGAATTTTTGTTTCTTTTCCCACTTTTCAAATGGTTTTTCATTATCTAAATAATATTCATAATCTGACCATGTATAAACTATCTGCCAATATAATTCAGATAATTCCCGGTGTATCTTATAGAAATTGTATGTATTTCTACTTACACCTTCTGACAATACAAAGCAGAATAAATTTTCACCA